CCTGGGCGAAGTTGTTCCTCTGTTGGTGGTGTCTCAGTTTCTGGATCGCGCTTGCCTGTATCGGCTGGTTCCTGCTGATCGACGTACACCCGGTCTTCTTGTGGTCGTGGTGGATTTTCTGGGGCGGCCTGGCACTGGGCTACCTCGCCGCAATGCTGATTGTCCGGGATGAGCCGAGGGAGTAGGGATGCCGCGTCAGACGCAGTATGAGTCGCGTGTGATCGCGACTCCGAAAGGTCGAGCGGTCGTTGCCTCCGCAAAGCGGGTGGCCGTTCCCGGCAAGGACAGCGAGAACAAGCCACGGAACGAGAGTGGCTGGCAGGATCGCGCCTGGAAGTGGTACGACCTGATCGGCGAGTTCCGATTCTCGGTGGCGTGGGTGGGCAACGTCCTCTCCCGTGCCACCCTGCACGTCAACAAGAACGGTGAGCATGTCGAGGATGGCGACGCCTTCGATGCCCTGAGTTCCCTCTTCGGCGGGCCGGATGGCCAGAAGGAGATGTTCCGGCAACTCGGCATCCAGTTCACCGTCGCGGGTGAGGGCTACATCGTCGGCGAAGACGGTGGCGAGAAGCCGGACGACAGGTGGTGGGTCGTCGCGGCATCCGAAATCTCCAAGACCGGCGGCGAGTGGAAGATCGGCAAGAAGACGGTCGGCAACCCACTGGTGGTTCGGCTGTGGAGGCCGCACCCGCGCGTCAATGACGCTCCGGACTCACCGGCCCGTGCTGTGCTGAACGTCCTGGCCGAGATAGACGGGCTGACCAAGCACGTCGCCGCGCAGATCGACAGCCGTCTGGCCGGTGCGGGCATCCTGCTCCTGCCGGACAACATCTCGTTCGCCACCACGTCCACGACCAACACGGACGAGGAAGGCGAGTCCTCGACGAGCCTCTCTGCGCTCGACCCGTTCCTGGACGAACTCATGCAGACCATGATGACGGCCATCCGGAATCGGGAGGACGCCTCTGCCCTGGTGCCGATCCTGCTCCAGGCCAATGGCGAGTATCTGGACAAGGTGCGGCACCTCACCTTCTCGACCCCGCTGGACGAGCAGGCCATCGAACTTCGCAAGGAGGCCATCCGTCGCTTGGCGCTCGGGATGGACATGCCGCCCGAAGTGCTCACCGGCACTGGCGAGGTGAATCATTGGGGTGCGTGGCAAATTGAGGACGCCACGATCAAAGCGCACACCGAGCCGCTTCTCCAGATCATCGTCTCGTCGCTGACCGAGGGATACCTCTGGCCGTACCTCGAAGCGCAGGGCATGGACGAGGAAGAGGTCCGCACCTACGCGTTCTACGCCGACACCGCGCTGATGCGTCTGCGGCCGGATCGCTCCAAGGAGGCGATCGAACTCTACGACCGTGCCGTGCTCAGCCAGGAAGCCCTGCTCACCGAGACCGGCTTCCAGCCGGGTGACGCCATGGCGATGGAAGAGCGTCGGGAGTACTTCACCCGGAAGGTGGCATCCGGCTCGACCACGCCGGAACTCGTCGCCGCCGCTCTTGCTCTTCTCGGCGTGGCGCTTCCGATCGAGTCGATCCAGATTCAGGAGTCCACCCAGCCCGCGACCGAGACGCCATCGCTCCGCGAGCATCCTCTGCACGATCCCCCGGACCCGAATGCCCGCAAGCATCGGCGCTCCGAGGAAGCCGCCATCGCCGAGGTCATCGTCTTCCGCGCTCTGGAGCGGGCGGGCAACCGGATCAAGTCGAAGTACCGAGAGTCCATCAGCCTCGGTGCCGAGAACGTGATGCCGCATACCCTGTATCGCTTCACGCACACCATGACGAAGGATCAGGTCGATGATGTGCTGATGGATGCGTGGTCGTGTCTCGGCGCGCTTCCGCCCATCTCGATCCCAGCCGAGACTCTGGACAAGTACGTCCGGTTCCTCTTCGCCAACAACCTCCCGCACGAAAGTCGGACTTTCCGGACCTTCCTGGACGGTGAGCCCGAATGAACGCCCTGGAGTTCGCGGCTCGTCGCCGAGCGGACTTCGTTCGTGCGGACGATGACCTCAAGCCGCTCGTCAAGAAAGCCCTGGTCAGGTATGCAAATGGCGAGGCCAACTGGGCATCGGACCTGATCGAAGGGGCCGAGGTCCTCTGGCTGGAGCACTTCCTCGACGAGGCACCGAACGCGAACCCCGACTCGCCGCGCCATGCGCGGTTCGTCAAGGACCTGACCGAGGCGCTGGACCAGACCGACCAGCCTGATGGCGAGCCGACAGACGCCCAGGTCGAGCGGCTCACCCGATGGCTCGGCACCTACACGGTGAATGATGCCACCTGGTCGGGTGCCGGTGCGCGTGGTGCCCGCAACAAGCGGTGGGTCGCCATGCCCGATACGAAAGTCCGCGAGTCGCACGACGTGGCGGATGGACAGGTGCGGCCGATTGCGGCACCCTTCAACGTAGGTGGCTACGAACTGCGTTTCCCTGGCGATCCGAGCGGGCCGCCAGAAATCTGGATCAACTGCCGGTGCGTGATGCAACCTGCGGCCCCGAGAGGAGAGATGAACGTGAGTCCTACGACCTTCGCGCTCACCGACGAAGCGGACATCGCCGTCGAGACCGCAGACGAAGACGAACTCCCCAACGACGATCTTGAGGACGACGAGGAAGTCATCACCGAGATTCCGGTGCATGGGGTCCTCGCTCCCGAGGGTATCGCCACTGGCGACGGCCGTCAGTTCGGTGCGGGTGCGCTGACCAACCGTGACCTTCCCCTGCCGATCGCGTACCAGTTGCTCTCCGGCGACGGACACAACGGCTCAGCCACCGTCGGGCGGATCGACGAGACCTTCCGGGTCGGCAACGAGATGCGCTTCCGTGGCGTGGTCGTGCTGACGAAGGAGCACACCAACTCGGTGATCGAAGGGATCATCGACGGCACCGTGCGCGGGATCAGCGTGGACGTCGACGACATCGAGGTCGACATGTCCATCGACGAGGGTGATGGCTCGGACGGCAGGATGCCGGTCACTGTCTTCTCGCACGCCCGGATCGCTGGCGTCACGATCGTTCCGATCCCGGCGTTCCAGGAGGCGTACATCGCCCTGGGCTACGAGTTCGCCGACGAACTGGACGAGGAAGCACTGGCGGCCTGTGCCGCCTGTGCCGAGGAAGGCCCCGAAGAGCCCGAAGACAACGTGGACATCGAGGTCGGCTACGACGCCTACCGGGATGTCTCCACGAAGGAGCGGAAGGGGCTCGCCGACAAGGGTGCGGCCATGCCGGACGGCTCCTACCCGATTGCGAACTGCGCCGATCTGGCCAACGCCATCCAGGCCATCGGTCGCGCCAAGGACCCGGCCGCCGTGAAGCGGCACATCCGCAAGCGCAAGGCGGCGCTGGGATGCCCGGACGTGGAAATCCCGGAGGACTGGTCTGAGGACGTCGTGGAGTTCGAGGTCGATGGCCTCAACCCGTTCATCCCGGAGTCGTACACCTACGCGGCTGGCACGCATGACGGACCCGGATGGATCACCCACCCGATTCCCACCGGTCGCATCCGCCGCTACTGGACCCACGGCAAGGGTGCGGCGAAGATCAGGTGGGGAGCGCCGGGGGACTTCAACCGGTGCCGTCGTCAACTGGCGAAGTACATCGCGAACCCAGAGTGGCTGGCTGGTGCCTGCGCCAACATGCACAAGGAGGCGCTCGGCATCTGGCCTGCCACCCACGCGGGGAAGGCCCGTCGCGGCCACGCGCTGGCGGCATCCGCCGAGCCTGCGCCGATCTTCACGCTGGTATCCAGCGCCAACTACGTCTTTGACTCCAGCCTCTTCGCGAGGGTGGAACTCGAAGACCCGCGTGTGGGCATCGTCGTGGACGGGGATCACGTCTACGGCTACATGGCCCAGTGGGGCGTGTGCCACATCGGGATTAGCGGGGTGTGCACTGAGGCACCACCCAGCCAGACCGACTATTGGTACTACGCGACAGGGATAGTCGACACCACCGAGGGGCCGATTCACGTTGGTCAGATCACGATGGACACCGGGCACGCCCCACTGAAGGCAAGCGCGAAGATCGCGGCGGCGCACTACGACAACACGGGTGCCGCCGTCGCGGACGTTGCTGTCGGCGAGGATGCCTTCGGCATCTGGTTCTCCGGTCGTCTACGTCCCTCCTGCACCGACGAACAGCGCCACGCTCTCCGCGCCTCCGGGCGCATCTCGGGTGACTGGCGAGCCATCGGTGGCAACCTCGAAATGGTGGCGGGCCTCGTGGTGAATGTGCCGGGGCTCCCCATCCCGCACGCTCTCGCGGCATCCGCGAACGGTGTGCAGACCG